TTCATTGTTTCATCAGTTGGATAAGTTGCTCTAGGTATTCGAGTTGCTCTTCAGCAATGACGGCGGCTGTGCCACCGGCTTGTTTTATGTCTCGAAGATTTTTTTCTTGTAGTGCCGTGGTCGTGCCTTTACCTGCCTTGGCTTCAATCGCAAGGAAGTGTCCGTTGACACAGCAAAGGAAGTCGGGCACACCACTATTGCCGTAGCCAGTGCCGATGGGCATGGCGTAGTAGATGTTGTTGTCTTTCAAGATTTTTTTGATCTTGGCCTTGACCTTGGCCTCGGGAGTTGCCGCCATTACACCCACTCCACAAAGGTACCACCTTTGTGTTGAATTATGGCTAAATGAAATTTTTCAGTTAGTTCCGGACTTGCATCGCCATAATCATAATGGCAGTGCTCGCATTCAAACTCAACAAGTATTCCGTTCCTGCGGTCACTGGGGTTACATGTATCTGCGGAAGGAAAACGTGAAACGTGTGCTTCGTGTTCTGACTGGGCTATAACAGTTGTTAGCTTGTCGTCTTCGCTACGTTCAAATATCGTCGTATTGCGATGGTGCAAATAATTTTCACCGCACCGAGGACATTTCAATATATCGCCATCAAAAGCTACGGATGACTTTCCAAAAGTTGCCATGCTCTAACCCTCCAATTTGTTTTCAGGCGGCAATAATAACACATGGCTTTACTTTGTCAAGTGACAGACGTAAAAAAGCCGCCCGTAGGCGGCTAGGACTTACCCTAACATTTGTTAGGCTTGCGCGATTGCTCGTTCAAGATACCACTTGGCCTTCTCCAAGTCTTGCTTGCGGTTGCCCTTGTGGTCGGCTCGGCTGATGTACTTCACGGCGTTACCCAAGTGATACGTCAGACCCTTGGCCTCGATGAAGTCGATGGTCTCGATTCCTCCTACTTTGTAATGAGCAGGATGGTTCACCGGGTCGGCTTGTGGCTCTTCCATTGTGATTGGCGTGTTGCTTGAGGTCATTGCAATTGCCTCCCATTTTTGTGCCGCCGCTCTACTCCCCCGCCGCCGCTTGTATACCTGCTCGGCGTAGTCCTTCGTTGATACTCCCAGTCTGTTGGCGAACTCCACCTCGGCGCGTCCAAGAACAAGTTTCTTCGGCTTCATCCCTCTCTTGCACATGTACGCAACTTGGTACGTGGTCTTGAACTTCTTGGCTACTTCGCTAGGTGTAGCCAATGGGTTGGCGGTGAAGTACTCGCGCATCTTTGCGGCGCGGCTAGGTTTACGAACTTTCTTTGCTGTTGCCATTGTTAGCTCCTTGCTGTTGGCTGTTTACATACTCGGTAAGAATTTCACGGATTTTGGCTTGCTTTGAATACGGATGGTAGGTGTTGAAGTAATCCATCACCTCCCTTGATAGTCGCAAGCTCGTATTGAAAAGGGTTGGCTTCTTACTAGGGCCTCGTCCTTTTCGTTTTTTAATTTCCTCGGTCATTTGTTTTCCTTTTGTCTCTGCTGTTTTGTAGAAGTTTCCTCAACCACTTACCCTTACCAAGTCGCTCGTACTCCTCGTACTCACTTTGTGTCAAGCGGATACCAATGGCCCTACCGCTTTTGGTCAATTCAGTTTTTGGTCTTGGCACTTTCTTTCCCCTTACTGTAAGCAAGTACTTGTTTCTTTTCGTTCAGTTTGTCTGCCGCTCGTTGGCTTGCAAGTTGACCCGCTCTAGCCCCGCTTGCCATTTGCTTCATCTTCACATCACTTGAAAAAACACTCGGCCCTCGCCAATCAAATGCGTTCTTTGCGTTCATTGTCCATCCTCATCTTTACTATTGAATCTTGAAACCTGTACTCACAACTATGCGTGTCTCCTGCCGCCTTGGTTATGAATACCAACCTACAGTCTGTGCAATACCATGCTGACCCTTGGGCAACAACGGTTGACTTGTTTGGGTGCGTACCCTTCTCCCTACCAAAGAATGTTCTTATGCGCTCAAGCATTCTGTTGCTCCTTCCATCTTCTACACAAATCTTTTGCTCTTTTGCTCTTGGGTTTCCTGTCGCACATGGCGCTGATAGATTTCTCTTTTGCTTTTTGTTTCAGCGTCAATGGTTGTGGCGGGTCAGGGAACAGACCATTGAACCCCACTGTGCCTAGCACAGCACTGAGAATGATTTTGTCAATCATGCTTGTCCCGTTGCTTTTTACCCAGCACTTTCTCTTCTACCAACTTAGCAAAGATTTCCAAAAACTTGATGTGGTATTTTTCGGGATACTCTCCACTTACGTAGTAATCAATGGGTGACTCAAAGGTGAATGTCGTAGTCTTTTGAATTGTGCTTTGATTGACCCACGCCGTCACTTGTCCGCCAGCCTGTCTAGCCATTTCAATGATTTCATCTTGTGTCATGCATCCTCCTCTGCGTGTTCAAACAGGCGTTGCTTCAACCTTTCGATTCGGCGGTCGTTGTATTTGATAGCGGCATCTGCGTACTCAGCCGCAGTCTCAGCTTCCAACTTGCGTAGGTGTGCCTCTTGTAGCTCTGCATAAATAACTTCGTAGATAGTCTTTGGTCTAAGAATATCCTTGATGTATTTGATTGTGGTTTCTCTGAATGTCATAGCCCCTCCCATTGTGTATACCCAAGAATCTTCATCATCGCTGTTTCATGGATGGCATCCCACCAAAACCTAACGCCTGATGCTGTTTCAACAAACCGCCATAGCGTCCCATAGTCATCGGTTGTGTACCAAACTTTGCGTGTCATTCAGCATCCTCCCTTGTCCATGCAAGGACGGTGTAAATCATTGACCAAGGTAAGAACTTAGTGCAGCTACAACACCACACCAATTGTTTGTCTTTGCTCAAACGCCACAGTGCGTGGTCTTCAAGTAGCCAAATCATGCTTCCCTCGCTTTCAACATTGCGTCTGCAATTTCGTAAGCCGTCTTTGCAAGCTGTTCGTAGGATGAACCCACGCTTGTTCTTAACATTGCTTGTGCCGCAAAGTAATCACGCAAGGTCATGCCAGTTGATGTGTATTCGCCACAAGGAAATGCTGGTGGGTTGTTCATTTCTTCATCTCCTCAATGTCCTGTACCAAAATGTCAAACCATTCTTGTGTGGTCTTACCTCTGCCCATACCTTCCAGCGGCATGATGGCGGGGCGCAGTTCTTTGATAGCTTGTATGACTGATTCCAGTGCGTCTTTAACACCTCGGTCATAGCTTTCGGCGATTAGCTTGGTCAGTTCTTCTTTCATTTCTTCAGCCCCCTGATATAGATTGCCAGCGAACTGATGGTGTCCTGACCAAAGCCTTTCATCTTCTCGATGTGCTGTGCTACCTCTTCAAGGGTGTCGTTGCGGATGCCGCCATTCATAATTCTTGTCACATCAGATTGGGTTTGCTTTTGCATTCCATCAATGAACCCATTCTCATATCCACGCTGATACTCCGTAAGGGTATGCACAGCCGCCATCACCGACTCCTTGCGTTGCTTGGCTCGTCGTTCAATCTCGTTGAATGCTTCATCTTCTTCAGTCATCATCGCCTCCGTTCTGTGTTGTGTAAATCATCCAACCAATGAACGCGCAGACAATTACAAACATGATAGCGCCCAGTGCCAACAGCGCCGCTGTCAACATAATGCTTGCAATTGCTTCTAACATTTGTTAGCCCCTTTTAGTTGTTTTTCTTGTAGCTCCCCCCAAAAATGGAATCAGGGGGGCTTCTTTGCGCAGGGCGTAGTACTCTACCTGTACCTTGGCAGAGTTAATCATCTTCCCCGCTAAGTTCGCAAGCTCAGAGGCATCCTTGTGTTTGATAGTTCCATTCTGCAAACCAGTAAACACTTCAGATAATTGTGTGCGCAGTTCTTCAACATTTTTCATGTGACATTCTCCAAATTTTCAGTTGTAGTTTCTTGGCTTCCACCAAGGCAGGGGGTATCCATTTAGCGTTCAACGCTGTGTTCTGTGTTAACAAAGCACGGATATAAGAATCGCGCATCTCAATACGTGCTTTATTGGCTCTTGCTATTTGTTGCTCCTTGTGTGTTGAATAGTACTCACGACACTCAGCGTTTCTCAGTTCACGATTAGCCTCAAACACGGCGCGTCTGTTTTCCAGTATCTTGGTACGGTGTACTAGATAGTTTTGTTTGACCTTGTCTTTGTTGCTTCTCGTCCACTCTCTTTTAACCACACGAGCACAATCTTTGCAGTCCCCTCGTAGGTATGTGGTTACCCCTGTTTTTGTTTTTCTTTTTCCAACCCTGAACTCGCCAAGTGTTTTGGTGTTCTTGCAATATATACAAGACTTGCTACCCTCTAACATTTGTTAGCTCTCCTCTACTACCAATACGAACACTTCATCATTGATGCGGCAACCTGTGTTGCTTATGAATGCCTCGGCCTCCACAAGTTTCAACATACCTAGCTTGCCACGCATGTCGGTGGGGAGCGTATTATCATCATATAGTTGGATAGCGTCACCTATTTTCACTAGGTACTTACCATCATCTTTGATGACGAGCGCGGTCTTGCCATTCTCGAATTGGCTCTTAACCTTGTCGATAGTTAGCATCTCCTCACCTATGCGGTCATGCTCTGCGCGAGCTTTATTGATTTTGTTTTGCTCGGACTCTGCCATTGTTTTGATATGCTCAAGGAACAAAGAAAAACCAGTTCCCATAATAAATTTATGGGCGGCATCCTGCACAACTCTTGCGTGGTCGTACTTCTCCCTGTCCTTCCTACGTTTCTGTTGGTCTATCACACTCATTGCAACTTTCATAGAATTCTCAATACGCTCGGTTGGCTTGAGTTTGAAGAACATCTTCTTGGCTTTCAGAATAGCCTTGTCCGCATCCTTAGTCTTGTACCCGCCACGGCGCACTCTGTCCTTACTGATACGCTCGTTGGAGATTTGGATTACATACTCGCGTCCGTGATACTCACGGCTGATAGTACCCAGTACTTCACCGGCTTCCATTACTACGAACCCTGTTGCTTTAAGGTTATCGCCGGATAAGTACGAAACCTCATCCACTACGAATCGCCACAAAGGATTCAGCACGGCCAGCCGTTGCACGACTGGGTCTATCAACGTATCCACACTCTTCACCTCCCGGCTACTATCTCTGACAGCTTTGGCCGTCTTCTCGCTAAGCTCTACGTTGTTCAGTTCTAATGTATTCATGTCTGCTCCTAACAAATGTTATGTTCTTACCAATCAAAACGCTTGAGAATCTCGTCCACCTTGGACTTCAACTCGACGCGAGAATCCGCATGTTCCTTGATGTCCTCAATGTCCGCGCCCAACATAGTCAACTCCAACTGTCTACGTGCTTCCTCCAACTTGGGGTCGTTGGTCACGTTCAGCTTGGTCAACAAACTGCATAGCTCTATCGGGTTAGATATAAGCGTGTCGTGGTACCGCTTCTTGGTATCACCCTCTGCATCAGTCAACTTCTCCGATATACCTACCAACATTTCATGCAACCTATCCCACGGCTCACGCATAGCCTCGGCTAACTTGTTGTCTTGTTGTTTCAGGAATTCACCACGCATCTCCTCCAAGTCATACGCATGAATGTCTAAGCGGAAGTCACCAGCCTCGGGCACAGGCTTGACTGTGCGCTTGAACCCGAACTTCAACCTAACATCTGTTAGCTCGGGGTAGTCCTCGGCTTTGTACATACTGCCTAAGTTGGTAGGTGCTTCTGCAACAAGACGCGGGTACTCGATGAAGAAGTTCTGACACATCATGTTGAATGTCTGCTCGAACCCATTCATGGTCTGCTTGTA